ATGGGCGCGGCGACGCGCTACCTGCGAAGCGACGGCACGTGGCAGGTGCCGCCGTACCCCGCCATCGACTCGGCCCTCTCGTCGACCAGCGCCAACCCCGTGCAGAACAAGGCGGTAAGCGCGGAGCTCGGCAAGAAGGCGCCGCTGGCCTCGCCGAGCCTCACCGGCTCGCCGACCGCCCCGACGCCGGCGGCCGGCAGCAACAACACGCAGCTCGCGACCACCGCGTTCGTGCAGAACGCGGTCAACGCCGCCGTCACCAACGCCGCCGCCTACCAGGGCGCGGCCAACAGCTACACCGAGATAGTGAAGACGGCGTACAAGCCCGGCTGGTACTGGTTCGTGCGCACCGCCGGCGAGTACGCCGGGCAGCAGTGCGAGAGCGGCGACATGATCATCGCCAACAAGGCGAAGGGGGCCTCCGTCTCGGACACCGACTTCGATATCATCCAGAGCAACGTCGACTACGTGACCGCCAACGACGTCAAGGTCTGGTTCGCCTGATGGGCGGCTCGCGAGGGCTCATGGGGCCGGAGGCGTTCGCCCAGCTGCGCATCATGGTCAACAAGCTGCTCGCCAAGAAGGTCGACGACACGGCGGAGGGCGTGAGCGCGGCGCTGAACAGGCTCGCGACGGGAGGCTCCACGCCGTCAGACGCGGACTACTACATCTGCCAGTACGCCGGCGGCGGAACCTCCCAGACCACGTACCACCGCCGTCCCGTGAGCGCGCTTTGGAGCTACATCAAGGTCAAGGCGGATGCCGTGTACGCGGCAAAGTCGCACAGGCATTCCGCGTTCGACGTCGGGTACTCCCCGCGCGCCGCGAGCACCGGCGGCATCGACCCTGTGCACGCCGGCTACATGGGGGCGGGGCGCTGCCTGAGCGCGTTCCTGCCGCCATCCGGCATCAAGCTCGAGTACTCGACCGACGGCGGGGCCACGTGGCTCGATTACGGCACGGGAGACGCTCACAAGCGCCGCCTCGCGTCGATGCCGAACCCGCGCAACGGCTATAGGCTCGGCGGGCCTAGCGCCTCGGGGGCGTTCGGCGACATGCTGCGCGTCACCTACGAGCCGACAGACGGGCGCTACGGGCTCGTGCGCAGCGCGCTCGTGTGGGTGTCGACCAACGGCGGGAGCAACCTGCTGTGCGGCGTCGAGACGTCGACGCTGGGCGCGAAGGGGACGTGGGTCGAGCGCGTCTCGCCCGTCGAGATGAACGGATGGCCCGGGCCGAACGTCGTCGACCTGCCGGGACTCACCTTCGGAGGCTTTGAGGGCCAGACGGATAACACGTACGGATGGCGCTTCACGTTCTCCAAGAAGGCGGACGTCCCCGGGAAGACCCCGGAGGTGTTATCCATCGACCTCTACGGCGACAGCGTGTGGAACGCCGCGAACGAGATGATGAGGTCGGGGCACCTGTACTCGTGGGACGACGAGGGCAACGGGCACTTCATCGGGTCGGCGGACAGCGCGACGGAGGCCGCGAAGCTCGCGACGGCCCGCAGGATCACCTTCACGGGCGCGGCGACGGGTTCCGCCACGTTCGACGGGTCGGCGGACGTGACCGTGAACCTCGCGGCATCGGCGTCGTCGGCGAGCTTCCTGGCGGCGCATCCGGTCGGGTGCGTCTACATGACGACGGTACACACAAACCCGGGGACGCTGTACGGCGGGACCTGGGTCGAAAGGCCCTCCACGGGCGCATTCCTCTACGAAAGGACGGCATAGCATGGCATTCGAGGCTGTAGACGCGTGCTTCGGCACGCCGCACATCTCCAGCGACGACCTGGCGGCGCTCAACGAGGCCACCATCGGCAAGCGCGACTGCGTGATGAAGTGGGGCGACGACTTCAAGGCTGTCATGACGAACGCGAACACGTGCCTGGTCGGCACCGGCGTCGGCATGGTCGGCGGCAAGCGGTTCTGGAACCAGGCGGCCGTGAGCCTCACCGTCCAGGGCGGCACGCAGGGCCAGAAGCGCAACGATTTGGTGGTCGCGCGCTACGCAAAGACGAGCGCTGGCATCGAGAGCATCAACCCCGTGGTCATCAAGGGCACGCCCGTGGCGGGGACGCCCGACGACCCCGCAACCACGGCGAACGATTTCAAGCTCTGGCGCATCCCCCTCGACGGCATCAACGCAGGCGACCCCGTGCGGCTGTTCGAGCCCGTGCCGCCGCTCGCCGAGTGCGGCGAGGTCGGCACGTGGTCGGCCACCGTCACCGGCGGGGAGGGGGCCATCGACGTCACGTGCGTCAACCACGTCGGCGTCGCCAGGGTCAACGCCTGGCCGCGCGGCGGCGACGGCTCGTGGGCCGGCGACAGGCTGTCCAACATCGAGCTGGACGAGCGGTTCCGGCCGAAGGCGGACTACGCCGTCCCGGCGTGGGGCGCCAACCGCAACGGCGAGGGCGACGTCGTGCTCAAGGTCAAGGCCGACGGCACGTTCGAGTGGCAGGCGATGGGCGGCAGTCAGGCCGACGAGCCGCTGTACGGCGTGATCGTCTGGGCGTACTAGAGAGGAGCACGGATGACAGAAGGAATCGTCACGTTGGGAGAGCCGCAGGTCTGGGCCATCGGCCTTGCCGTCGCGTTCATGGCCATGGACATCATCACCGGTTTCACCGCGGCCTGCATCAACTGCAACGTGTCCAGCTCCAAGATGCGCGTCGGCCTCGGCCATAAGCTGCTGCTGATGTGCCTCATCGCGCTCGCTCTGCTAATCGAGGTCGCAGGCGAGCATATCGCCGGCCTCGGCTTCAGCGGCGTCACGACAATCCTCGTCTGCGGGTACATCATCGTCATGGAGGTCTCAAGCTGCGCCGAGAACATCTGCTCCGCATACCCGGAGCTTGCGGACACGCCGGTGATGAGGGTGTTCAACCACGACGGCGATGAGAAGGTGGGAATGATGGCAACCAAAGACAACGTGCCGGACCCGACGACGGCAGGCGTCGGCGACTCGGACGACGAGCCGAGGGGGTAGCCGTGGCGTACACGCTAGACAGCGACTGGGAGGCGGCGAACAACACAACGGGCTACCGTGGCGCGCCGCAAGGATTCTGCATCCATCACAGCGCGGGAATGACGCTTGACATGGTGCCAACATTTTTGGCTAACCAAACAAGCGCGCATTACGGCATCAGGCTCGATAAGGTGCGCCAGTTCGTGCCTGATGCGTATGGCGCATGGGCGACCGGCGACACCTGGGCTAACACGCGCCTGCTACATGTCGAGTGCGTTAACTCGGCTGGCGAGCCCGATTGGCCGGTGGCGGAGGAAACGGTAGACACGCTTGTGGAGTTTCTTGCGGGCAAGTGCCGCGAGCACGGCATCGGCCGGCTCGCGGTCGGCGACAACCTCTTCGGCCACAGGGACTTCTACAACACGTTCTGCCCCGGCGTGCTCTACGGGCGCCTGGGGGAGATAGCGGACAGGGTCAATGCGCTGCTCGACAGCGGCGCGGAAAGCGAGGACGACGTGAGCGCACAGGACGTTTGGAACTACGACTACGACAACACCGCCCCTGGCGGCAACATGTACAACGCCGTGGTGCGCGGCATGCGCGAGCTGCTCGACACCGACGGCTCGGCCGCGCAGGCCGAGACGGGCCAGCGCGTGGATACGGGCGCCACGCCGCTCGGCCGCATCCCCTACATCGAGGGGATGCTCAAGCAGCTGTGCGCCACCGACATGGCCTCGGCCGAGGCCGAGACCGGCGAGCACGTCAACACGGGCGCCAACATGGCGCTGCGGCTGGCGTACATGGAGGCCGAGCAGAAGCGCCAGGCGCGCGTGCTCGACGCCATCGCCGATAAGCTCGGAGTCGATTAGAGCCTTGCGCAGCCGCAGCTCGCGCTCGTAGGTCGTGCGCGACGACGGCGCGAGGTCTTTCAGCGACGGCCACCACACGACCTCGACATAATGCCGGAGCGTTGCTTTGCGGCCCCTCGCCGCGTCGCGCTTCGCGAGCATGTCGGCCTGCGCGGCCCTAGCCTCGCGCAGCGTCGGCCTTGTGGCGTACTCGCGCGCTCGCGTGCCGTCCGGCTTGAAGCCCACGTATTCGGACACGTCGTAGACGGACGAGCCGTCTTTGCGCACGCGCTTGGTTATGGACATGCTACAATGCACCTTGCCTTCCGTTTATTCGGTTGGTGTTTTCGATGGCCTCGCGCTAGGGCGGCAACCCTGTGATGCGCGAGGCTTCTCTGCGTTTAGATGCCTTGGCTGGTGGCGCCGTGCTCTGCTTCTTCGGCGGTATAGCCTTCGTACATAAGCTGCTCGACGAGCCCGCTGTGCGAGAACGCCATCATATCAAGGTAGTTTTTCGCGGACTTTTCGGCCTGGACCATCCAATCGGCCCCGCAGTTGTCTGCGCCATAGGTCGCGTCTTCAAGCGAGAATCCCTCGTATTCGAGCTGGTCGATTAGGCCGGAATACGAGAACGGCATCGAGCTTAGATACGTCTTTGCCGTCTTCAGCGCGTTCTGCTGGGATTTCGTGGCCGTTGTGGTCTCGGTTTCGGTTTTCGGAGCTGTGCTCTTCTGTTCGTTACTAGAAGAGCTAGACCCGCCATTCAGCCCGGTTGCGCCTTCGACAGCCTCATTCATTGATTTCCCGATTTCTTCTGCGGATTGGCTTTGGCTGCTGCTGCATCCCGCTATCCCGACGACGCTTAGTGCGAGCATCGCGCCGACTGCGGCCGACGCGATCTTCTTTGCCGGCGTCGCTTGCGTTAGGTGCTTCATTCCCATCATTTCCCCTTCTCTCGGTTATCTGCCTATGGCGCTCTTATTATCGAGCGACCAAAGAGCAATGTACTCTATCGCGCATTTCCTTGTCGCCGCCGCTACCCTTATTCGGTCTTCGGGGGTAAGGCGCATCCGAACAGCCTCAAAAACCAGCTCATTGCCTCTCCTGGAACTCCCAATCGGTCGGAAGCTTGTCGAAATCGAACCCGGTTAAGGCTTCGCTTAGGTCTTTGAAGGTAATCAGCCCAATCCTCTCATCTCGATGGTGCTAGGCGGTAAGCATCTTAGGCGCACGGCGGTATGCGCCTAAGAACGCCTCGCGGCTTTGGGAGTAGGCTACGTGCTCTACGTGGAACTGGCTTTTTCCGTCCGAGGCAGTTGTCAAAAATTCTTTGACAACTGATTCCCTCTCCAGCTCGCCGCCGCCGAAGATATGCGCGCTATTTCGCTTCGTTAATCGAGATGTCTACCCCTCGCGCCGCTCCGATATCGGGAATCGTCATCGGCCCATAAGCGCAGCACGCTGTGGCCTGCAGGATGTACGACCTGACGAAGTCGAAAACCCTTGTAGAGCCTTGCCGGGATATATACTCGACGGCTTCTTTATCGCTCGTGCCGTCGGGAAACGAGAACTCTGCTTGCGCCGTCGCGGCGATATCGTAGAGGGTATCGTCCGCCCCCCTGAGCTTGACGGTGACCTCGATGCCCCAGGGCTTGCCGTTTGCCTCCATGCCCTTGAACGTGCTTTGGAAGCTGATCTCGGCGCCGTTTTCGGGGCGTCCCAACGTCGTTATGTGCATCGACGTTATCGAGCAGCTTTCCATCATCGGGGGCGTTTTGCTATTGCCTGACATATCGTACGCTCCCTTCGATGCCATATTGGTTCGACGGAACGGTCCATGACCCGCTGCGGACGATGCAGCCTGCGGCGGGCCTGTCGATTTCCTCCATCGCCTTCAGCTCATCGACGACGCAAGGCACGTTCCTCATGAGCACCATGAGCTTGTTGGCGGTTTCCGTTTGGACCACCGCGCCGGTCTCCCATCTGCTTACCGTCGGGCTTTTGACTCCGAGGACCTTCTGGAACTCGGCTTGCGTCATGCCAAGGTTCTTGCGGAGCTTGGCGATTTCCGCCGGGGTGAGCAGGCCGCGTTGCTTCCTGTACGCCTCATCGGCGGCAGTCGCCCATTTGCCGAGGGCGTCGGCGTCCATGACGGTCTCGCCGCAGGCGTCGCACTTGTAGTGAGGAATGCCCTCGACTGAAATCTCCTCGTTCTTATAGACATCCGTTATCGGCTCATCAGTTCGGCGCATCGCCGCGCCGCATTCGACGCAGAGCATAACGGTCTCCTTTCTAGTGCGTAACTCCATCCCAGTTGCAGGACAGGACGTTGACGCTCAATCCTCCTTCATCGTTGATAAAAAACTTCACATACCACTCGTCCCCCTCGAACCTGGTGACGTAGACGTCTGCGTATGTTCCGGGCAGCATATCCAGCTCCATTGACTTCCGAAACTCCGATTGCCGCATTCCGGCGATTATCTCGGGTATGAAAATGGACGGGTCCCCGAGGTGGTTCGCGACGAACCTTCGAGGTCGGCCGCTCACCGTGTATCGCTTTTCGGCTATCAATGCCTTGGCTTTGCCAAGATCGTACGAAGGGGCATGTTGTTCCTTGCTCAACTTCACCTCCATAATTTAGCATGATGATAAATCCACAGCAACGGTTTCGCGTGAACGTGCTGTGCTTTCCGGTCCTTAGAACGCCTCGCGGCTTTGGAAGTAGGCCACGTGCTCTACGTGGACCTGGCGGTCGTCTTGGGCCGCTATGTACATGTTCTCGTGGCCGGCGTTGTGCGACTCGGGCGATAGGATGAGGTCGCCGTTGATCACGGTCATGCGGCGCATGATGGAATCGGCCCCGTCGATGGTGGCAACCACGACGTCGCCGCTTTTCGCCGGCACGCCCGGCTGCACGACCGCCACCATGCCGGGAGGGCAGATGCGGTCCATGCAGTCGCCGTCGACCTCCAGGCCGTAGCATCCCGGGTCGCGGTCGAGCAGGAACTGCGGCACGAGCACCTCCGGAAACTCGTCGAGCTCCTCGGGAAGGCACGGCTTGCCGGCGTGCGTGTTGCCGACCAACGGCACCTTCGCCATCGGCGCGCCCTTGGTGGAAAAGCGCTCGCTAGGGAAGCGTCCGTGCTCCTTCGCTGCTAGCCCTGCGTCATCAGATAAGAAGTCGTCTTTGCTGATTCCGAAGTGCTCGCATATCTTTTGAACCGCCTTGTCGCGTGGCTGGGCGCCGTTCCTCCATCTCGTGATAGCCGATGGGTGGACGCCGGCAACTCGCGCGAGGCAATCCTGATTAATGCCGAATTTCACCAAGAGTGCATCTATGTTTTCAGGTACGCCCATGGGTGCCCCTTTCAATTTGGTTAAAATCATCTTAATAACGTTAAAAGTAATTTGCAAAAAATAACAATTGCGGTAAACACAACATTGGGTTATGATTCCTTCTGTCGAAAGGAGGAAATGTGACTGTCGCGCCTGAAAAGTTCATTGCGGCACGGAAAGCGTCTGGGATGACGCTCAGTGCAGCGTCTGAACTGGCAAATGTTACTGTTCAGACGTATATCGCACGTGAAAAGCACCCCGAGCAGTTCCGAATCTGCGAACTGGAAGGAGTGTACGAAGGCCTGAACAAAACTGGGAAATCCCTGCTCAGGGAAGGCATGTGCGAAATTTTTTTACCCTAGGAATTGCGTTAACGCAATTCCAGACAGAGAAACTCGGCCACAAGCCGAAACATCGGGTTGGCTGCTGGGGCGTGGGCGCCGGTTGCCGCCGGGAGCGTGAACACCGACCGGGACGGATGGCGAAGGTTCTCTCCTTTGGTTTGCCATGATGCCCCTTTTGATTGCGTAGCACATTGCCAAGAACGCCTGCGCCCCGGCAGCCAGCCCGATGAGGAGAACGAGAGAGGAGGGTCCCATGAAGATGCAGGAGACGGCCCGCGTACCGCTCTACCTGACCGTCAGCGACGCGGCGGCGTATGCGGGCATAGGCCGCGACCTGCTGCTCAGGTACATGGACAGCGACGACCCGCCGCCTTACCTGAAGGTGGGCAACAGGAGGATGCTGCAGGTCTCCCGCCTGGGCGACTACCTGGAGCGCAAGCAGGATGTGATCTGGAAGTGAGGATGGCGGCGCCATCAAGGACAACGGGAAAGGATATGAATGCGAGGGAATAAAAAATGCGCGCCCACGTTTGCAGACACGGCGCGCAAGGCTCTAGATAAAGCCGTCTGCATTATAGCAGACGGAAACGCAGGATACGCGGCGTTCGCGATGATGCTGGTCTCATGGATCGGCGTCATGGCCGTGTGCGCCTGCATCTGGTAGGAGGGCGATATGTCCATCAACCGAGTTGCCATCAGCGGCAACCTCACACGCGACGCCGAGCTGCGCACGACGCAGAGCGGCATGTCCATCCTGGACTTCGGCGTGGCGGTCAACGACCGCCGCAAGAACCAGCAGACCGGCGAATGGGAGGACTGCCCGAACTTCGTGGACTGCACCGTGTTCGGCGCCCGCGCCGAGAAGCTGCAGCCCTACCTGACCAAGGGCTCGAAGGTGGCCATCGAGGGCAAGCTTCGTTACAGCTCGTGGGAGCGCGATGGTCAGCGCCGCAGCAAGCTCGGCGTCATCGTGGACGACCTCGAGTTCATGAGCGGCCGCCGAGACCACGCGGGCTCCGGCTATGCGCCGCAGCCCGTCCCGGAAGCGGGCCCGGTCATCGACGCGGCCGCTTCGGTCTACGACGAGGATATTCCGTTTTAGAGATAGGCGGGTCTTATGAGCGAGCAGAGGCTGCGGGCCGCGCAGGAGTCCTGCGCCAAGGCGCTGCGGGAGATGTGGGAGCGCGAGGGCGTGGTCGATCCGCCCGAGCCGCCCAGGCACTACGTCGTGACGTTCGACTGCGTGCCGAGCGTGGCCAAGCGGGTCATGCAGTACATCGCCGAGCAGCCCACAGCGAACCGCAGCTTCCGCCGCTACGAGATGCCCGCGCAGAGGAGGCAGCGATGACCGAGATGCGGCGCTTCCAGTTCTGGGAGAACTTCTACATGCCGCTGAGAAGGATCAGGGACCGCTCAGCGCGCGCCGAGCTCGCGCTGAAGATTCTCGAGGCGGCGTTCGAGGACGAGCCGCCCGAGTTCGACGACATGGAGGGCCTCGTGGCCGACACCATCGTCCCGCTCATCCGGCGCGACATGGAGACGCCCAAGGGCGGCAGGGGCAACAAAACCGCTTCCAAAACCTCGCGGAAACTTGCGGGGAAAGCTGGCGAGAACGTTTCGGAAACCCCTTTAGAAACCCCTTTAGAAAGTGGTTTATCGGACCCCTTTAAAGCAAAGCAAAGCGAAGCTGAAGCTTTGCTTCCTGAAGAAGCAAAGCTATCAGCGAGCGCTTCTGCGCACCGCGCAGCTGCGGCATGCGCCGCGCAGCGCGCAGAAGGCGCGGGCCAGGCGGGGCCTGGCTGGGAGAGGACCGGGAGCCGCTGCCGCAAGTGCAGGCGGCATCTGCTCAAGGCGCCCAACGGCACGATGGCGTGCCCCGGGTGCGAGCCGGAGCTGACGGGATCGCCCGCGCCCGGCTTCGCCGAGGCGGGCGCGGCGTGAGCGCCGAGGACCTGCGCCTCGCGGCGTGGTCGGCAGACGCCTGGGTGGTGTACATGCCGCCGACGCTCGAGGACAGCGCGATGGGCATCCACGGCAGATACGTCACGGTGATGCTGCCTCCCGTCCAGGGAGGGGCGCGGCCGTGAGCGGCGCGCCGCTGCCCGGGCAGCTCGGGCTTTTCTCCGCGCCTGAGCCGGGGGACTGCCAGCACGAGGTGGGCAGGTACGGAACGAAGACGGAGTGCGCATGGGCCGGCAGGCCGGTATGGACCAACTGCCGCGAGGTCGGCGAGTGCGTGTGGGACACGACGAAGGGGCGCGGGGCCGCGGAGGCTCCCGGCGCCGATGACGGACAAGGAGAGACATGGCAACCGTAGCTATCGAGATCACGTTCACCGAGGAGGTGCTCGGCTCCTCGCCGAACACCAAGGAGATCTACAGCGAGTTCATCGCGAGCAAGGCGCCGGACGCGGCGAGCGTCGCCGACGAGGTGAAGGCGGTGGGCGCCGACGAGGTGACCGAGAAGGGGACCACCGTGTTCCCGCGCAACGACGAGGGCGACCCCGTCATCTGGGACTACCAGCTGAAGGGCTTCATGAAGGACGCGTGCGGGGCGCTTCGCCGCGTGCCGGGCACGCTGTCGAGCAAGTGCAAGGCCTACAAGAAGGTCATCGACGGCACGATCTTCGTCAAGGAGCGCAGCGTCGCCTTCCAGCTGCCCGAGGGCGGCGAGGTCGGCATCTGCGAGCGACCGCTGAGGGCCGACACCCCGCAGGGGGCGCGCGTGGCCCTGGCGCGCTCCGAGACCGTCCCGGCCGGCACGAAGATCCGCTTCACGCTGGTGGTCATGAACAAGTCGGACTGGCCGCTCGTGCAGGAATGGCTCGACTACGGCCAGTTCCGCGGCATCGGCCAGTGGCGCAACAGCGGCAAGGGCCGCTTCGAGTGGACCGACGGCTCCGAGCCGGAGTAGCGACGGCTTAGCGGAGCGTTACGATGATGCGCGACGGAAGAGCCATGAGAGGCATTGTGCGGCGATGGATTTGCGTGGCATTGTGCGGCGGTGCGACGGAACAGCGTAGCGAGGCCTTGAGCGAAATGCGACGGCACCGCGACGATGTGGGCGGCAAAGGATTTGCGTGGCTTGGCCGAGCAGCGCGATGGCGCTGAGGTGAGGGTCGTTGCAGAGGAAGCGCTTTGATTTGCTCAGGTAGGCGACGGAAAGGGAGGGCACAGCAGCGCGCAGCCCGGCGACGGAGAAGCCCGGCTAAGCCGAGAGCTGCGAAGGATAAGCGCAGTAACGCTAAGCACGGCAATGGAGGAGCAAAACAACGAACGGCCCCGTGAAGGACAGGCAACGAACCGATGCGCAGAGGCGTGGAACAGCCCAGCTGGGACAGGCTTCGAATGGCGACGGCACAGACGCGTTACGCAATGAGCGGCGATGTCAAGGCGAAGAATCGCTCTGCTATGGCGAAGCAAAGCCGCGGCATGCAACGGCGATGGACTGATGCGGGCTGCGAAGGCGTTGCTTTGAGGAGCAGAGCAGGGCGAAGACAAAGCGAAGCGCGGCACGGCGAAGGCATGGCTCGTCAGAGATTTGATCGGCGTCGGCTTTGGAATGCAATGCAACACAACGGAACGTCATGGCTCAGCGGAGCGATGGATGCGATTAGCAAATCCAGGCGGTGCATGGCGATGGCGTGGCGACGAGACGCTCTGCAATCAAACGCGAAGGAACAGCAGGGCTCTGTAATGCAACGGCAAAGGGTAGCACCGATGCGCAGAGGAGTAGCACAGCCGCGAATGGCGGGGCGTAGCTTGGCAGGGACAGCGCCGCACGGATATCTAAGGAGACGTGCGGCGGGAGCCTGGACGCGGGCATGCAGGATGGCGGAGGGGCCGGGCCTGCGACAAGGGCGGCGGGCGGTGACGTTTAGCGAGCCGCCCGCGTAAGACCCACGCAACATCGGGGGCGCGAAGGTTAACGAGACCGTGAATCAAGCGTTAAGCGCTCCCGGCCATTTTCAAACCGACAACAAAATAAAGGAAGAAACGATGAGCGAAAACCTGAAGCCTTGCCCGTTCTGCGGGAGCGGGAGCGTTTACGTCGAGCAGATTGGCAGCGGAGGCTATTTCAACATCACCTGCTGCAACTGCCTCGCGAACGTCCCGCTATCCGGCTCGCGAGAAACAGCCGTCTCTGCATGGAACCGCCGTGCAATCGACGTTGACGCGCTGCGCGAGGTCGTAGACGAGCTGGAATGCGCCTACAGGTCAGACGATTATGCGAGCGTGGACGCGCTCTGCGAGCTGTCGAACGATGCCGGCAAGGCGCTCGCAAAGCGCATCCGAGAGGCGGTGGGGCTGTGAGCTGCTACCTGCTGTGTAAGTGGACGTGCGATAGGTGCGGCAAAGTGTACCGCGATCCGTTCTTTGTGGGCTATCCCCGCGAGTTTTGGAAAGACAACAAGAAGCGAGTCGGCAATGTATGCGAACAGTGCCGCGACGAATTGGACGGCATGAAGCGCCGCAGGAAGGATTAATCATGAGCTGCGATTATTGCACGAGCGGCAAGAACATGATGCGCGACAGCTGCTCAGACGTAAGCGTTGGCGAAGTCGATGGCGTTTACCGCATCTACTACTCGGATGGATACCGTGGCGGTTCCACGGAGCCGATTAGGTTTTGCCCGATGTGCGGGGAGCCGTTCCCGGAGGTCGTCCAGGACAGCCTGGAGAGCATAAAACAAGACATGACGCTGGGTGTATGTGAGTATGCGAAGAAGCGCAGCATCGGCAACGGCGTCAACGCCAGCGATAAGCAGGCCACCTGCAAGCATTGCGAATGGGCGAACCTCGACAATGAATGCGGCTGGCTTATGCGCAACGACCTTGCGGACAGGCTCGGCAAGCTGCTTGACAAGGAGGACGGGCGATGAGTAGGAAAACGTTTTGCGATATGTGCGGATCCGAAATCAAAGGTAACGCCGCCCAGGTGGTGGCCGTTTCTGCTGAATACGAAAAAACGTACGGATACATTACAAGCAACGATGCCATGGACGCTTGCGATGAATGCTACACGAGGATTCGTGAAACCATCAGGGAATGCAAGGAGCGCGGTGAGCATGAGCGATAGCGGCGATGCGGTGAAGCTGTGGACCGTGTTTCATTTCATCAGCCAGCCGGAGCATCCGGTGAAGCTTCGTGGGAACTTTCTGGAGCTGCTAAGCGAGTCTACCGAGGGTAATGTGCGGATGTTCGCATTGGGCGGAGATCCTGTCATTCTCATCAACCTTGCTGATGTGTCCCATGCGGAGGTGATGTACGGATGAGGTCTATCGAGCCTGGCGGTGATGACAGTGACCTTGGCTAGCTACGAGAACGCGCCGGTTAGGACGCGGAAGCCGCACCTGTGCGCGTATTGCGGCGAAGTCATCCCGGCTGGCGCTAAGGGGACCAGGCGCGAGAGCGGCATTGACGACTCCGAAGGCCCGTTCCGTCGCTATGTGTGCGTAAGGTGCGTGCCGTACATCTGGGATTTCTGGGATTACGTCGGTGACGATGTGGCGGACCTGCGCGATTGGTTTCGCCAGTACATGAACGAGCAGCATCCAGGATGGAGGGAACGAGTGAATAAACGAGCGATGATTTCGCAGCCGATGGCCGGCAAGACGGACGAGGAGATCGCGGAGGCGAGGGACAGGGCGCACGCGAGGCTGCGCGAGATGGGCTACGAGTTCGTGAACACCCTGTTCACCGACGAATGGTACAGCGCCGAGGCCATGAAGGAGCGCGGCGTGGTACAGGTCCCGCTCTGCTATCTCGCGAAGTCGCTTGAGAACATGAGCCTGTGCCATGCGGCCTACTTCTGCAAAGGCTGGGAGAAGGCGCGCGGATGCCGCATCGAGCACGATGCCGCCGTCGCGTACGGGCTGGAGGTGCTGTATGAGGATTAGCGACCAGGAGCGGCGAGAGGTTGCGGCAAAGCTGCGGAACGGCGGGATTGCGCGGGACTCGAAGGAGGCGTACACGCTCCTGCTCTCGTGTGTCGGCATAAGGCCACAGCTTCCTGCCACGAACACATACGAGGACGCGATGGTGCGCTTAGCAGACCTAATCGACCGCCCGACGTGCCGCAACGTCTACGACGAAATCTACGACGAATACGAGGGGGGCTGTTGTGAAAACGGCTTCAAGTGCAGCAAGTGCGGAGAAATCGTCGAGGATTACGAGGGCTACCGCATCACGGGGACGTTCAATTACTGCCCGAAGTGCGGGCGAGAGGTGGTGGACTGATGGCCGACATGCACATATGCGACCTCTGCGGCAAGCCAACGCCGAACTACAGTAAGTTCATCTCCGGGCCCGTCTGCGGCAGTGACGGGTGTTCGGTGTGCGATGACTGCATAAAGCAACGCGGCCGCGAACGCGCGTGGAAGAACGAGCAGTGGCACAAGGACGAGATAACGTGCCCGTGGTGCGGTTACGAGGACCCCGACAGCTGGGAGTTCGAGGCCGAATACGACGAAGAATACGAATGCTCGCATTGCGGGAAGCCGTTCTTCGTAGAGAAGCGCGTCGAGGTCACGTACACGAGCATGCGCCGCATCGAGGATATGCCGGAAGGATGGGAGGGAGAATGAGGTCTAGGGAGCACGATATCCGGTGCGATGCTTGCGCGCATTGCCGCATGGTCGGATACGATCCGTTCAAGGCGGCTGCCACCGTGAGCTACTGGTGCGAGAAGCACAAGGAGCACGTTAGGCCGCGCGAGCTGTGCGACGAATACGCGCCGGGCGACCCTCTGCGCATGGCCATGCGCGAGTACTGGAAGGAGGCCGAAGCCGATGGATGTTAGGGCAGTGCTCTCGGTTGCTGACGAGATAGAGGCCGCCGAGCGCGACGCCGTCTCGGAGTTCGTGCGGTGCGACGGGCTCGACGCCGTCGGCGCGGCGTACGCGGCGGGCGGCATCGACGCGCTGGACGGCGGATGGGCCAAGCAGCTGCGGTCCGCATGCGATGCCATCACCGCCGCATTCGAGATGTATGACCGGCTCGACATGGCGGCGTTCGGCATGAGCGCGTACAGCATCCGCGTAAGCGACATGCTGAGCGCGCTGGCCCAGGCCGTGAAGGCCGGCACCAAGGACGCCATGCGGGAGTTCGAGGAAAGGTGGGTGGTCTCGGATGTTAACGACCAGCGCGATCGCTAATGACGACGCCGGCGTGTTCGGCGGGCGTTGGGGCTGCGAGCCGGCGTCGCCTGGCTCCGGCCCCGTGCGCGTGCGGTACTTCGACCCGCTCACGGGCGAGCCGTGCGAGGAGAAGCCGGTGCCGCGCTCGAAGCAGCTCGCAGCGCGCGGCAAGGCTGCGCCGAAGCGCGCGAAGAAGGATTGGAGATGGAAGGCGCATGGGCACAGAAGGTGCGTCGTCGACGAGGTCGAGTACGAGTCGATAGCCGCCGCGGCCCGCGCCGTCGGCATCAACAAAAACTCGCTCGGCTCGGCGCTGCGCGACGGGCTCGCGGTCTTTCGCGGGCACCTCATCCGCTGGTGCGCGTGATGCGCGTCGAGGTCAAGAGGGACGGGCGCGGCGTCTGGTACGCCCGCCCGTACCTGGGCAAGCTGCCGAGCGGGCGGGTGGCCAAGCCCTACAAGAGCTTCCCGGACGCCGAGACGCGGGAGCAGGCGCAGGCCATGGCAGAGGAGTGGGCGGCGCGGATCACCGCCGGCGGCCGCGTGTCGAGAATGCTGCTGGGCGATCTGCTGCTCGCGTACAACCGCGAGGTTGAGGCGATGGGCGCGAGCCCGCACAGCGTGCGCAACTACGCGCTCTACCGCCGCCGCTACCTCGGCGGGCTCGCGGCCAGGAAGGCCGACGAGCTCACGCCGATGGATATAGACGAGGCGCTCGTGGCGCTGCTGGCGTCCGGCGGCAAGGGCGGCGCGCCGCTGTCGAGCACCACCGTGCGCTGCGTGCGGCAATATCTGGCCGGCGCATACGCCTGGATGCGCCGCAAGGGCATCGTGGCGGCCAACCCCGTGCTCGACGCCGACAAGCCGGCGCCCGAGCACCCCGAGGCGGTGGCGCTCGGCGAGGCCGACCTTCGGACGCTCTCCGAGTGGATCGAGCAGCAGATGTCGGGCGAGGCCGACGCGTGGGCGTACCGCCGGGCCTGGTCGTTCTGGATGGCCCTTCACTTCGGCCTGCGCGTCGGCGAGGTGTGCGCCCTGCGGCCCCGCGACATCGAGCAGGCGCGGGGCCGCGTGCTCGTGTCGGGCACGGTGGCGTCGGTGCCGGGGCGCCAGCCGTGGCGCAAGGACAAGCCCAAGACGTCAAAGAGCCGCCGCGCGGTGGCGGGGACGCAGGCCGACATGGCCGTGATAGCCGACTACGTGGGCTTCCGCATCCGCGAGCTCGGATGCGGCCAGTGGGCGCCTTTGGCATCGCCCAGTTCGCAGTGGATGCGCCCGAGCGACCTGTCCGCCGAGTTCGCCCGGACGCGCGACATGCTGGGTCTGGACAGGCGGGCGACCTTCCACAGCCTGCGGCACACGCACGCCAGCTGGCTCATAGCCTCCGGCGTGGACCTCGTGACCATCAGCGAGCGGCTGGGACACGCCGACCCGAGCGTGACGGCCAAGGTCTACGCGCACTACCTGGACGGGCGCGACGCCGGGGCGGCGGCGAGCTTCGAGGCGGCGGTGCGGTCGCTGCGCGCGTCCTCCGGCCCGGCCTGGCCCGGCTGAGCTCGGCGGCAGGGCCCCGCTTCGGCGGGGCTTTTCCGCGTTGCATACGGCTGACAACGGGCTGACAGAGGGGCGGGTTCTCCACATCGCCGGGCCGTGCGCCTTCGCGCAGGTCGCGGCGTGAAAACAACGCCCGTTTCGTTCGCCGCCCCGGTATAAGAAGTAAATGTACAGGATGCAATGGGGAGAGGGCTTGCCGGACGGCGCTCTCCGGCCCAGGGCGAGAAGGCCGTCGGGCGATGTGATAGCATTCCGGTATAAGTCGGTCACCGGGAAGGGGTTCAGGGTTTGCATCACGATTACGAGGTCATGGCGTACACGGTCGGTCTGTACACGCATTACATCCGCAGCCTGCGCCGCGCCGTGGCCGACATGGAGGCAGAGGTCGCCGAGCACGAGCAGAGCCTTGCGCTCATGGGCGTGGACTACTCCAAGGGCGCCGGCTCCGGTCCTTCCCGCGACAAGCTGCCCGACGGCGTGATCAGGCTTGTGCAGATGCGCGAGCGCCTCATCGACGAGCACGGCAGATGCGATGCCGATACCGCGCACGCCAGAAAGCTGTGCCGCGGCAACGACGACAGGTGGGCCGTGTGGCTGCACAAGGTCGAGGGCATGACCTATGCGGAGGTCGGCAGGCAGCTGTTCGTGAGCAAGGCCACGGCGCGCAGGATGGTCGAGCGCGGCACGGTGTCGCTGTACTACGTGATGCCGGAGGAGTGGCGCCGCGAGATGCCCAACGCCCTTCCCGAGTAAATGTGAGCACTTTTGAGCACCCTAACCGTGCTATTTTGGTAAAGCAGTTTTCATGGGCACAGGCCGCCGCGGGCATACGCAGCGGCCTTTTTCATGCCCTGCAGACGCGGATGGGTCGCATAGCTGGCGAGTGCGCCGGTTTGCTAGTCCGGTGAGCCGCGAGGCTCCGCGGGTTCGAGTCCCGCCCCATCCGCCAGATGAAGCGGGAAGCTCGCATAGCGGACGAGTGCGCCTGTCTCGAAAACAGGAGGACCGCAAGGTCCCCGGGGTTCGAATCCCCGGCTTCCCGCCATTTCCGAACAACAACCGAACAAAGGGGCGCGCCATGACGTTGCTCGATCTGGGGCGCATCGCCTCGCACCTGGACACCGCGCTGGCCCATGCCATGCTGCACGCCGTGGCCGTCGCCAAGGACAGGGGGAGCGAATGGGGATGGGCTACTGCCTGATGTGCGGGATGCTTCGCGAGGTCAACCGCGGCGTGTGCACGCAGTGCGCGTGCGACGAGTACGAGCGCCAGGTCCGCAGGCGCAGGCACAGGCGCGCGCTCGCGCGGCTCGCGGCGCGCCCGACGAGGACGGCCAGGCGATGACCACGCCGTCGCGCTACGCCAACGGCCACGCGCGGCGCAAGGTGCGCGCATGGCTCAAGGCGCAGGGCCGGCCGTGCTGGCTGTGCGGCGGGCCGATCGACTACTCGCTTCCGGCGGGCCACCCGATGAGCTTCGAGGTCGACGAGATCGTGCCGGCTTCGCGCGGCGGCTCCGTTACGGACCCGTCGAACGTCGCGCCGGCGCACCGCATATGCAACGAAAGACGGGGCAACAAGAGCGTAACGGACATGCGCGCGGCGGCCGGGCCACGGCCCCGCGACGTCGGGTGCAGGACCAGCAGGCGCTGGTGACCTGGGGGTATGCCCCCTCCGCCCCCTCGACGGCGTGCCCGTGGGCATTGCGCCTTTTTTGCGCAGGCCCGAAAACCGAGTCCATACCGAGGAGGCGATGCCGATGACGAGCATGTCGAAGAAGCCGCGCGGGACGCCCTGGAGCGACGAGGAGCGCAGGTTCGTGCGGGAGGCGTATCCCGGCCTCGGGCCTGCGGCGATAGCGCGGAAGCTCGGCCGCTCGCGCTCCGGCGTCTGCGCGCTCGTCGCCCGGATGAAGGAGTCCGGCGAGATCTCCGCCGCCAAGTCCATACCGGCGACCGCCGCGATGGCCGGCCCGAGGACGGCCCCGGCGCCCGACGAGGACGGCCGGCAGGACACGCTGGGGCGGCTGCGGTGGGTGCGCAGCCTGCTCGAACGGCAGCTCTACGAGGCCGAGACGACGCAGGCGGCGCGGCTCGCCAAGGAGTACCGGGAGACGGTCGAGGCCATCGAGAGGATGGAGAGCGCGGAAGGGGGCGGCGCGGATGACGGGCTCGACGCTCTCGCCGGCGCAATCGCCCGCAAGCTCGGCTGAGCCGCGCCTCCGCCGCGTCCTGCCCTACGCGGACACCATCGGCGACGTCGCCGTCGCGGCGGCGCCGTCGATGGGCTACGAGCTCGTGCCGTGGCAGAGCCAGCTGCTCCTGGACATGGGGGCGGTCGACTCGCGCGGCAAGTGGGTGCACCCCCGCGTCGGCATCAGCGTCCAGCGCCAGCAGGGCAAGTCGGTCGACCTCATCGTGTGGGTCGCCGTGCTTGCGTCGCTCGCCGGCTACAAGGTCCTGTGGACCGACCACAACTACTCCACGACGATGGAGATGCTCGAGCGCTTCCGCAAGATCTTCGGCCGAAAGCCCGGCGACAGGGTGCACGGCATGCCGGGCTGGCGCGACCGGCTCTCAGACGTCTGCTCGCAGACCGGCCAGGAGTGGATGGCGTTCTCCTCCGGCGGCGTCATCCAGTTCTCCACCCGCACGAAGTCTTCGCGCCTGGGCTTCTCGTTCGACATCGTCGTGTACGACGAGGCGCAGGAGCTGCGCAACGAGCACACGCAGGTCATCAACCCGACCACCACGTCGGGCGCCATGCACAACCTGCAGCTCATCTACGCCGGGACGCCGACGCGCGCGGGAAGCCCCGCCGAGACGTTCCGCGACCTGAGGGAGCAGGCGTGGGAGGGCGGCGAGAAGGCCGACGACCTGCTGTGGCTCGAATACGGCGTCGCGGAGGTCGGCGACATCTGGGACAGGTCGAGGTGGCCGAAGGTCATGCCGTCGCTCGGGTACCACGCGGACCCGCGCGCGATCGCCGTCGGCATGAAGGACATGGACGAGCTGGGCGCCGCCCAGGAGTACCTCGGCTACTGGCTGCCGAAAAGCGCGCAGGCCGAAGCCCCGCTCATCGGCGAGGGCCTGTGGCGCGAGACGCTCATCGGGGACGAGGAGGTCCCGGCGGGCTTCGCCAAGGTCGCCTACGGCGTGAAGTTCAGCGCCGACGGCGGCACCGTCGCGCTCGCCGTGGCCGCGTCCAACGGCGCCGCCGCGCACGTCGAGCTGCCGTTCTGCGAGCCGACAGCGGGCGGGACGAAGTGGCTCGTCAACTGGCTGGCGGTGCGCGCCAGCCAGGCCAGCGCCGTCGTCATAGACGGCAAGAGCGGCGCCGGCTCGCTCTGCGACAGGCTGCAGGAGATGGGCGTGCCGAAGGGGTACGCGATAAGGCCCACGACCGACCAGGCCATCACCGCCGCGAGCCTCATGCACGAGGCGGCGGGGACGGGCGGGATCACCCACGTCGAGTGCCCGGCCCTCGACCTGTCGGCGGCGACCGCCACCCGCCGCGAGATAGGCAAGGGCGGCGGCTGGGGCTTCGGCGGCGAGAACTCCACGCCTATAGAGGCCGCGGGCCTGGCCCTGCTCGGCCTCACCACATCCAAGAGAAACCCAAAGCGGAAGGCGAAGGTCACCTGATGGAAGTTTCCGTCCCATACGCCGTCGCGTCTGCCGACGGCCTGTCGCCCGAGCACCGTGAGACGGTGCTCGGGCTGCTCAACAACTGGCAGACCCACTACTCGGGCAACGTCCAGCGCTTCATGTACTACGAGGCGCGCAACATGCTCAAGGACCTCGGCATCGCCGTGCCCGACTCGCTGCAGGGCCTGGAGGTCGCCTGCGGCTGGGGCTACAAGTGCGTCGAGGTGATGCGCGACCACGTGTCCTTCGACGGCTTCAGCGCCCCGGAGGACCCCGACATGGAGTCGCTGCTCAAGCAGGTCGCGAGGCGCAACTTCATGTCCACCCGCGTCGGCAAGGCCGTGAACTCGGCGCTCAAGTACTGCTTCAGCATGTGGGTGGTCACCGCCGACGAGGGCGGGCACGCGCGGATCACGGCGTACCCGCCGACGCTGTGCACCGGCATCTGGGACGACGCGGGCGAGTGCCTGTCCGCCGGCATGTGGGTGGTGTCGTTCGCGAAAGAGCGCGGACGCCGCACGAACCGCCCCGACTGGGTGGACGTGATGCTGCCCGACTGCCTCATCCGCATCCGCGCGGACGGGGAGGGCAGGTGGTCGGCGGAGTACGTCGGGCACGGGCTGGGCATCGTGCCCATGTTCGTGATGCCGTACAACCCCGACGACGACCGCCCGTTCGGCGTGTCGCGCATCAACTCCGAGGTCCGCTGGCTCATCGACTGCGCCATGCGCGCGAGCGTCAACGAGGAGGTGGCCGCCGCGTTCGCCGCGTCGACGCAGAAGTACCTGCTCGGCACCGACGGCGACGCGTTCGCGGACAAGACGAAGTGGAGCGCGTTCATCGGCTCCATCTTCGAGGTGACCAAGAACTCCGACGGCGACATACCGCAGTTCGGGCAGCTCGCGCAGCCGAGCATGCAGCCGATGACCGAGCACTTCGCGAACCTCTGCAAGCGCATGAGCGCCGCGACCGGCATCCACGTCGGCCAGTTCGGCATCATGAGCGACAACCCGAGCAGCGCCGACGCCATCTACCTGGAGAACTCGCCGCTCATCCTCAAGTGCAAGACGTTCATCAAGGAGGCCAAGGCGGCGCTCTCGCGCGTGGCCGTCGCGGCGGTGGCGACCGAGCTGGGCGCCAGCTACGCCGAGGCCGAGGAGGCCTGCGACGTGTCGGTGAACTTCCTCAACCCCGCGATGCCGACCCTGGCGCAGCAGACCGACAGCTCGATAAAGCTGGCGTCGGTGGTGGACGGCTTCGCCGGGACGCCGACGTTCTGGCGCCTCAACGGCCTGGACGACGACGAGGTGCGCAACGTCTCCTCCGAGATCAGGCGCAACGTCACGAGGTCCGCCGCGCTCGACCTCATGGCCGGCGTGCGGCAGGCGCCCGAGCCCGCGGCGGCCGATGATTAGCGCCGCCGAGTTCGCGGCGTACAACCGCGAGGTCGCGAGAATCGGGGACAGGGCCGCCGCCGACGTGGAGTCCTCCGTTCTCGCCTGGTGCCGCTCGCACGATGATGCGACGGTGGCGGAGAAGCGCGAGGCCGCGAAGCTCATCATGGAGGGGTTCGTGCAGGGCTACGATGACGTCGCCGCCGAGTTCGCCGCGCAGTGGTACGACCATTGCGCGGAGCAGGGCGGCGCGAGGCTCGATCAGGCGGTCACCATGACGACATACGGGCCGGACTCGGTCGACGCCGTGGCCAGGTATCAGGCGAGAAAGCTCGCCAAGGGCGGCGATGCGGCGTTCGCGAAGGCGTGCGGCGAGTTCGCCAGGGACGACGCCTTCCGGAGCCTGAATGAGACGATCATCGCGAACGTAGGCCGCGATAAGGACAAGGGCGTCAGGTTCGCCCGCGTGCCGACCGGCTTCGAGACGTGCACGTTCTGCCTGATGCTCGCGAGCCGCGGCGCGGTCTACCACACGAGGAAGTCCGCGGGCGAGTTCAAGCACTTCCACAGGAGATGCGACTGCAAGATCGTGCCGGGGTTCGGGGACGACCCGGACGCCGAGCTCGTGGAGGGCGTTCGCCCGGAGGAGCTGTATGAGCGCTACAAGCAGTTCAAGGAGATAGACGAGGACGAAAGCCTGACGAGCGCCGACAAGGACGCGGCGAAGCGTGCTGTGCTCGGTTCGCCTGGGCCTCCAGTCGTGTACGAGAAGCCGAAAGAGGCCTTCGCGCACGAGCGCGGCGGCTCCTACGACCTCGCGGCGCACGAGGCGCTTCGGGCGGCCGGTCACGAGGTCGTCGTCCGCAAGGAGGGCGCGCCGGAGGGCTTTTCCAATATCGATCTGCTGCTCGACGGCAGGCTATGCGAGCTGAAGAGCCCGACAAGCGATGCATCTGGCGTCAATGGGCTTAGGTTCATCGAGCGCAATATCAGAAAGGCAGTGAAGCAGTTCGAAAAAGTGGAAGGTGGGCCGGTAAGGCCCTCTATCGTCGTGCTCAACTGCGAGGAGGTCCATGTGGCAAGAAAGGACGCGCTGAAGCGCGTGCGGCTCGAGATGTCGAGGCATGAAATCGACCGCGTTATCTTGTTGACCAGGGGCGGGGCCATAGACGACATAAAGAAATAAGCCCCAGGTTAGCTATCCAGCACGCCCAGGGCTTTTTCTATTCACATTATACCCACCAGGCTTGCTTAATGGAAGAGCGTCGGTCTCCAAAACCGAATATCGGGGTTCGATTCCTCGGCCTGGTGCCATCGGGGCGTGGCGGAACAGGCAGACGCGCCAGCCTCAGAAGCTGGCGGGCGCAGGCCCGTGCGGGTTCGAATCCCGCCGCCCCAACCATAGCCGATCTAAGCCATCCGCACGGGTGGCTTTTTTCGTACAGGACGTGCCCCGCACGGGGCGAGACGACGCGCCGCACGGCGCGGGTAAGGAGACGAGCATGGAGAACGCAGGCCAGGACCCGGCAGGGCAGCAGGCGCAGGCCGGCCCTCAGACGGCTGCGGGCGACCCGCAGCAGGCGGCGGGCGGTTCCGAGGGCAAGGACTACAAGGCCCTCTACGAGGACGCCGTCAAGGAGTCCCGCAAATGGGAGAAGCGCTCGAAGGACAACCTCGAGCAGCTCAACGCCCTGAAGCAGTCCCAAGGGAAGCCAGACCCGACCATCGAGGAGCGCATCGCGGCGCTCGAGAAGGAGAACGGCGACCTCAAGGCCGCGTCGGAGCGCGCCGCGCTGGTCGACTCCGTCGCGAAGGCGACGGGCCTCGACCGGGCCATCGTGGCGACGCTGAGCGGGGCCGACGAGGACGCGCTCACCGAGCAGGCGCAGGCCATCGCGGCGATCGCGAAGCCGCAGGGCGGCGCTCCGCGGGCGCCGGAGGCCGGCCAGAAGCAGAAGCCAGGCAAGCCCTCCAAGAAGGAAATCCTCGGAATCGAGGACAAGAAGGAACGCATGGCGGCCATCGCCGCCAACATCGACCTCTTCAAGTAAGGGGAGAAAGGGGCCAGAATGCCCGATATCAAGACCCTCGCAGCGGCGCGCAACGTCGACCTCGTGGACACCTTCACCAAGTCCATCGCCAAGCTCGCGAAGATGCTCTCCGCCTGCGACCCCATCAAGGCGAACGTCGGCGAGACGCTGCATCAGAAGAAAATCACCGGCAAGCTCTCCGAGACCACCTACGTCGAGGGGCAGGAGATTCCGGAATCCAAGTACACCTGGACCGACGTGACGACCTATGAGGTCGCGATCAAGCCCTACCGCAAGAAGACCACCTTGCAGGAGATTAAGAAGCGCGGCTACGAGGCCGCCGTCGACGCGACCGACTCCGCGATGATCTCCGACATCCAGCGCGGCATCAAGAAGGATTTCGTCAACGTGCTCGCCGGCGAAGGAACCACCGCCGTCACCGGCAAGAGCCTCGTCGCCACCGCCGCGAACGCGTGGGCCGCGCTCGACAACCTCGTCGAGGACTACTCCTTCGGCGACGTGGACGTCATCTACTTCGTGAACCCCGTCGACTTCGCGAAGCAGATCGCCGGCTCCGAGGTCTTCTCTGCCTTCGGCATCTCCTACATCGAGAACTGGGCGGGCCTCGGCACCCTCGTTTCCACCGGCTCCGTCGCCGCCGGCACCATCTACGCCACCGTGAAGAACAACGTCAAGGTCTACACCGCGAGCACCGAGGGCGACGACCTCTTCGGCTTCTACACCGACGAGTCCGGCTACATCGCCATCAACCATTCCAGCGAGCTGAAGAGCCTCGCATACGACACCGTTGCGTACACCGGCATCACCTTCTTCGCCGAGTACATCGACATGGTCGTGAAGGGAACCATCGCAGCAACCGCGTAAAAGGAGAGCAAATGATCGCAACCGTCACATATCCGTACCGAGATCGCGAGACGTACGAGATCCACCGCACCGGGGACGAGGTCGAGCTGACCCCCGAGCGCTTCGCCGAGCTGTCCGCCAACGGCTACGTCGACGCCGCCTCGCCCATCGACCCGATGGAGCCCGCCGGCGAAATCCCCGAGGGGCCGGAGGACGATGACGCCGAGCAGGCCGAGGCGGTCGAGCCGGAGCCCGCCGCCGGCCCCGCTGCCGAGCAGGAGGACGCGGCGAAGCCGGAGCCCGCCGCGCTGCCGGAGCAGGAGATGACCGCGCAGCAGATGCGCGACGCGATCGAGGCGAGGGGCGGCTTCGCCCCCAAGAAGGCCAACAAGGCGCAGCTCGCCGAGCTTCTGGGGGCGCTGTGAGCGAGCCGTTCGCGACGCTCGCCGACTACGAGCTGAGGCACGGCGCGGTGGCCGACGGCGACACCGCCAGGGTCGCCGCGCTCCTGGCCGATGCGGGCGACATGCTGCTGTCGGCCTACGAATCGCGGTATGGCGCGTACGTGCCGGGCGTCTGCCCGGCCTTCGACCGCTCGGCGTGCTCGGTGGCGTGCGCCGTCGTGTCGCGCGCGATGAGCGCGCCGCTCGGCCTGGCCGGCGCCACGCAGTACAGCCAGACGGCGGGAAGCTACAACGCCTCGGTCACGTTCGCCAACCCGACGGCGGAGCTCTGGCTCGGCCGGTCCGATTTGAAGCGGCTCGGCCTGGCCGGGTGCCGCATCGGCAGCATCGAGGCGATGACGGAGGCGGACCGTGGCTAGCCTCATACCCGACGAGCCCGTCTGCGTCGTGCGGCCGGCGCCCGCCCTCGACGACCTG